GAATCTTAATTTGAACTCTTAATCTTTTTCATAGGGCGGAGGGGCTACAACCTCTCCTCTCCCTAAAGGAGTAGTTAAATGGCAGATGCTGTTACTTCACAAACCCTTATAGATGGCCCCAGAACGACCGTTATGGCGTTCACTAATGTTTCTGATGGTACTGGGGAATCGGCTGTTGCAAAAGTAGATGCTAGCGCGTTATCTAGTATGGGTGGTCCTGGCGGTTCATCTACTTCTACGGATCTTAAAATAAGTCAAATTTGGTGGTCTGTAGATGGCATGAATGTAGATATCCTATGGAATGCCTCTACAAATGTTCTAGCTTTATCGGTAGGTGCTCTTGGAGCTGGTCATCTAGATTTTCGTAGTGTGGGTGGTCTTCAAAATAACGCTGGCGGCGGTGTTGATGGTGATATTTTATTTACTACGAGAAACCATACCAGCGGAGATACGTATAGCATAATTCTTGAGCTAATGAAGAAAGCGTAGTATGGCAACTTCTGGAACAGTTACTTTTAGGCCAGAGGTTGATGAAATAGTAACTGAGGCTTGTGAGCGATGTGGGTTAGACCCAACTCTTATTGATCGTAAAGTTGCGGTATCAGCTCGTCGTAGTTTAAATTTAATGTTCAGTGAGTGGGCTGTTCGTGGCATTAACTATTGGAATACGACAGAATCCACTCTTAGTCTAACTGCATCTACGCGCAACTATGCTCTTTCAGCTGGAACGGTAGATATACTTACCGTAGCTTTACGACGGGATAGTGTTGATTCTGTTATGACTCGGTTGGCTATGACAGATTATCATTCGCAAGCCAATAAGACTACTGAAGGAAAACCTACTCAATATTATTTTGATCGCCAGTATACCCCTCAGATTTATCTTTGGCCTGTTCCAGAGAATTCTACGGATACAATTATCTATTGGTCTTTATCTCAAATAGAGGACATTACGGCAGCGTATGAAGATACAGATATTCCGCACCGTTGGTCAGAAGCAATGTGTTCAGGCCTTGCGTCTAAATTAAGTTTAAAACTTCCAGGGGTTCCTGATGCTAGAATTGCTTTATTGTTAACTCAAGCAGAAACTTCTTTTAATTTTGCTGCGGACGAAGAAGGTGAAAAAGCAGCGTTGCGGATTATCCCAACGTAGCTGTGAAAAGATATGGCTCGATATGCAACAGGTGTTCATGCTAAAGCAATATGTGACAAATGTGGTTTATCCTATCCATATTTGGAACTCCAATCAGAATGGAATGGTCTTAGAACATGCCCAGAATGTTGGGATTCAAAACACCCTGCTTTGGACCCTGTATCGGCAATTGATCCGGAAGCCCTGCGATTTGCTAGATCTGGATCCCATAAAAGAGAAGATGCTCGAGCGGTTATTCTTAGTGGTGTTGCCGCATCTTTCACTATGGGAGAAGATGGTCACAATCTTATTAGTGCGGGTGCCACTATTAGTGAAACAGGTGTTTCAACTACATTCTCTCTTGGCACAGAAATTCCAACGGCTGCTGCAACACCTTCCGGTATATCGGCAACATTCTCTCTTGGCACAGAAAGCATATTTACGGGCGTTGTTATTGCTGCCGAAGGGGTATCTAGTACAACGGCTGTGGGTAATGAGTCACTGGTTCTTGCCACATATGCGGCTCCAGATGGTATTGCCGTTACGACTACCGTGGGCACTGAAACCATTAGGGCCGACGTTACACTTTCAACTACTGGGTTTGCAATCAACTCAGCACTTGGTAATGAAACACCACAAGCCGCAGCTATTGAATCAGGATTTGCAATCACAACCGCTGTGGGCAACGAATCAGTTCGTCTTCTTGGCTGGGGCAATAACGGTTGGGGTGATGATAATTGGGGGCATGATTAATTAGCCATGAGCACATACGCTGAAGTAACCAGCATATTACAGAATTGGAATGAAGATGATTCTACGGAATTTTCTAATTCTATTCCAGATATAATTGCTCGTGCAGAAGATAGGGTGTTTAGAACAGTCCCTAGTTTGGTAGATCACCGAACCTTAGAAACTGGAAATGTTAGTAGTGGTAATAGCTTGTTTTCTACAACGGCTACTGATATCCGTGGTGTCCGTTATTTATATTTAACCATAAGTAATGTGAAAACATTTTTAGAAGAACGTAAGGATGAGTACATAGAAGACTATTGGACCTCTACGGTAACTACCGGAGTTCCAAAATATTATGCTCTTCATACGGCTACAACCAGTGGAACTACATTTTTACTTGCTCCTATTCCTAATGCAGCGTTTTCCTATACGTTAAAATATACTAGAATACCGACACGATTAAGTAGTAGTAATACTACAACGTATGTCAGCGTTAATCATCCGGATATTTTGATTAAAGCCGCATTATACGAATCGTCGGTATTTTTAAATCGGGAGGCACAAGCCCGAATGGAACTAAAAGGAGACTTCGAAGCAGAAGTGCAAAAACTAGCGGCAGAAGTGCAAAGTAACTACCAAGAATCGCAATAGGAGTAAAAGACAATGGCAATAGCACAAGCGTTATGCACATCATTTAAATCAGAGATATTAGATGAACAGCATGATATAGCAGCAGACACATTTAAATGTGCTCTGTTTACTAGCAGTGCGAGTTTAGGTGAAGCTACGACCGCATATTCAAGTTCTAATGAAATTTCTAATGCTTCCGGTTCGGCTTATTCGGCGGGTGGGGTTTCATTAACCAGTGCGGCTATAGCAACTACTGGAACAACGGTGTTTGTAGATTTTGCAGATCCAAGTTGGACAAGTGCGAGTTTTACGGCGAACGGAGCTTTAATTTACAATTCCAGCAATAGTAATAAAGCTGTTTGTGTTCTAGCATTTGGAGGCGACTATACTGTCACAAACGGAACATTCACCATTACGTTCCCGGCAGCAGACGCTAGTAATGCTTTGATCCGCCTAGCGTAAGGAGTTAAACAATGGCCTCAACAGCATCAGATCTTCTAAAGTTTGAGAAGCAAACTACTGGTGAGAATGCTTCTACTTGGGGGACTAAAGCGAATACGGCAATGTCTCGTATTGAGGAGGCTATTGCTGGGTATAGGGCAATTACAGTTGCCGGTTCTACTTACACGTTAGATGACACACAGTATAGTGAAAACTCCAGCACTACTTCTGAATCTCACCTTTCATTTATTAAGTGTACGGGTACCCCAGGAGCATCTCGTCTTATAGCAGTACCGGCACGAACCAAGCACTATACCGTCTGGAATGCGGTTACTACGTACGATATCACATTTGGTATTTCAGGTAATACGGTAGTTACGGTTCCAACGGGGCATATTGTCAATGTCTTTTGCGATGGAACTAATACCTACGCAACAAGCCCCTTGCTGAATACCACGGGACAGATAACCTATGAAAAGGGCGGTGATATCTCATCAGCTTCTCCTACGGTAATAGATACCGATGGGCATATGTTTGATGTTACTGGCACTACCAATTTCAGCGCCTTTACTGTAGCTGCCGAGCGTTTATTCGTTCTTCAGTTTGATGGTGTTCTAACCATGACGCACGGTGCTGGAACCCTTGATTTAATAAATGGAACGAATATAACGACAGCGGCAGGAGACGTTGGCGTATTTTATTCCACCGCTGCCAATGTGGTTCGGATGATATCTTGGACTCCCGCAACGGCAAAATTAAATACCATTTGGGTTCCTGCTAGTGCGATGTATCCAAGCACGACTAATGGTTGTGCGGCACTTGCTCAAGTAGAAACAACAGCATTAAGGCCGGATTTAAAGTGTTTAGATTTTGATCCTAGCTCTGATGAATTCGCACAGTTTTCTATTGCCATGCCAAAGTCTTGGAATGAAGGTACGATTACCTACCGACCTTATTGGACAGTAACAGGAACTAATACAGGAACCGTGGCATGGCAACTAGGCGGCGTTGCGATGGCTAGCGATGATACGATCAATGCAGTATTTGGAACGCTCGTTGCCACTACGGCACTAGCACATAGCGGCACGTCTAACGATTTGATGGTATCAGCTACAAGTGGGGCTGTAACTATAGCTGGTTCACCTGCCGCAGGAGAATTATGTTTCTTTCAAATAAATCGGGATGTATCTGCTGATGCTCAAACAGGAGATGCTAGGCTCCTTGGTATTAAAATATTCTACACAACTGATACGCATACCGATACTTAATAGGGGGTGCTAGCGTATGACATTCGGTTATCAAATACTGGGTTTCGGAGCTTTCCCCAATAGGGGAGTTTCGGGCTACACCATCGAAAATGCGGCGCTGTTCGATGGAGCCTCTGATTATTTAGAGCGTTTCAATAATTCCGCTGCAAATGGACGAAATTTCACATTTAGTTTTTGGCTTAAGCGAGAGGAATTAAGTGAGGGGACTAATTATATATTCGCATCCAACAACAATTGGACATATCTTGGAATCAATGCGTCGGATCAAATAGTTCACGGTGTTTCATCGACAGACGGCAATTTAGCAACTGCATTTGTTTCAACCCCTATTTATAGAGATCCCACTGCATGGATGCACTTTTGTTGGAAGGTTGATACTGGTATAGCCACGGCCACTGACCGGGCAATCTTGTACGTAAATGGCGAGACAATTACGTGGGGAACTGCAACGTGGGGAGGCACAAGTCCTGCTAGGAATGAATCGCTTTATCTTGGCCTCGACGGTCAGTGGCATCGTTGGGGAACTTCTTACAATGGTACGCACGATTACGGCGGCTATCTAGCAGATGTTATATATGTTGATGGAGCCTCACTTACACCATCTTATTTTGGTGAAGAAGATGACAATGGTGTGTGGGTGCCGAAGGAATATGACACGAGTACTAATTGTGTAGGTACTTTCGTCACTCCTAACATGACAGACGCATCAACCGGAGCAACAGTTACATCTTCCGGGGAAGCTGGGGGATCAGAAGCATGGAAGGCATTTGATAGAAGTGAATCAACTGGTTGGCGAGAAGATAATGCAGCGACAGGGTATATTCAGATTCAGCTAACAGCGGGTGCTAGAACAGTAGCGGCGTATATGATTGGAGCCTGTACATCAGGTGATGCTAATCGGAATCCAAAAAACTGGACGTTGCAAGGATCTAATAACGGTTCTGATTATACTACATTGGACACCGTAACGAATGAAACATCGTGGGGAGATTTTGAGAGAAGATATTTCACTATTGATTCTCCGGCATCCTATTCTTATTACAAATTGAATGTGACTTTAGCTAATGGTGGAAGTTATGTTGCAGTAAATCAACTTGAGTTGTATGAGCAAACAACAGGTCACGGAGACAATGGCTACCATCTCAAGTTTGCTAACTCCACTTACTTGGGACTTGATACATCGCAAGGCGCAACAACCCCCGGCATTGTAGGGCTGCAATTATCGTTTGATGGTGACGATGGGGAAGATGAGTCAACAACTGATGAAAGCTCTTATGGACACACAGTTTCATTCGTCGGCGATGCACAATTAGATACGGCTCAATCTAAGCATGGTACGGCTTCTCTGTTGTTGGATGGCACTGGTGATTATGTATCTGTACCAGATCATGCAATATTTGACTTAACTGGTAACTTTACTTGTGAAATGTGGGTAAGGTGGGCGAGTACTCCTGCAAACGCTACGTT